TGTGTAAAATATTCCTCAATATGAGTTAGTTTACTACTTAGATTACTTAATTCTTCATCATAGTATTTTATTTCTGGTATTTCTGGTATCTCTTTTCTTAAATCATTAACGAGACGTACCAATTCTGTCCATTCTGGAGCAGTCTCTGACAAAACATGGTCAATATCTTTTACTGTTTCCTCGACCAAAATTTCTTCTTTGGACGATTTTGAAGTATAATCTTCTACTGATGGAAGTTGATGTTTTTCTTCTATAAAATCTTTATATGAGGGTAAGTTACTATCCTCTAGATAATCGTTTATTGATGGCAGATCCTCTTTGTTAGACATTCTATCAGTAATAATACTTTGGGATTTCTCTCCCTGATACATTATTTATCAGTATTACTATTCTTTGCAATCTAACAATGTTCCATGTTAAGTGGAAATACCTGCGGTCACTATAGCAGAACCTTCAACCATTCTTGTTACAGCTCCAGTAGAGGATGTCAAAACAACATCATACTGATATCTTCCTGATGACAGTTTTGTGGTGACAGGTGCTGTCATTGCAATAGAGACTTTCGATGTTATGGTATTAATACCAACAGCAAAATTGTAAATGATTGGTGAGTCTGGATATTTTTTTAACTTGGATATCCCAGTAAATCCTACAAGATTAGAAAGAGATCCATCAGAATTAGTAGAAGTGAAAACTTCACTAAAATCTGCCCCTTGTGGGATGACAATGTTAATTGCAGGAGTGGCAGCCATTTCTTATCTTTTTAGTTATTTATCTTGACTGTTTTGTTTCAACAGTTTTTGTAACTCGGCGGTAGAACCAATGAACAATGCATTATTGACAGTTGTTGGACCCTTAAGGTCTTTTTCCTCACTTACATCCTTTAACTTTTGCTGAAGTGTAATAAGTTTATCTGTTGCATCTGCTACATTCTTGATCAACTGACCAGCAACTTCATATGCTCTTGGCATCTCACTTTCTTGTGCTAATTCTAAAATACCATTGATTGCCTCTTGACCTTTCTCAATAATAGAATATAAATTACCCCTAGTATATTCATAATCTTTTTTGATATCTTCAGATTGTGATCTAATATTCTCAATTTTTTTCTCTACAACAGTCTCTACTGGTGTAGTCTCTATTTCTGTGGAAGAAACATCAAAAGTTTGGTCCAATTCATCATACTTTTTAGTCATAAATTAACCTCAAAAAACATTACCATCGAAACCAAAGTTATCACCGATTTCAATCAGAGAATTATCTGCAGCAGTAATCTTACCAACTTTTGAACCTAAAAGATGATTCTCAAGTGGTGTTTCATCTTTGGCCCTATCAACGATAAGTTTATTACCACTCTTGGATTTAATATACATCGACTCTTTGTCGATCATAATATAAGATCTAACTGGAATATTTGTTGCATCGTCAACTTCGATAACACCATCATCAAGATCGACATTTGTTGACAATAAAGTTACAACGTCTCCGTCATAATTTTTGGTTGCTCTAGGAGTAACTTGATAAGTAAGATCTCTCTCTGCAGCCCTAGAACCTTTAGAACCGGCAATATAACCAATAGAAACCTTATCAATGATTTCGCTACTAACATCCTTCACAGGACCGTACACGTATGTCTTCGCAGTAAATGTCAGTGTATATACAAGAGCTCTTCTGGTATCAAAATTGCCCTCATAATCATCCTCCATCTGAATGGTATCAAGGTTGACTGGAACATACTTAACTTCATTCAAGTTACCTAAAAACTTGATAGGAAGTGAATATGCGGGCTGGAAGTACGGTAAGATTTGTTCGACAATCTGTAACATATCATCATTCAACTTTGTCATAATCGAAAGTTGAACTGTCATGTTATATGGAACTGGAACGTAGGTCCTCTTTATAGAACCATCTGGAGTTTCAGTTACGATTGTTTGTGTTTGAGTTACTTTTCTACTTGGATCATATTCAAGGTTAGTAAATTCAAAGGACATTCTTGGAAGAGTAACCTGAACCGGACGATTCAGACTTGCCTCTTGTTCCATTCTAGCAAGAAACTTTTGAGTAGGTCCATAAGCAAGAGGGACTTGGATAACACTAAACGTATCATCATTACCATCTTTATGATGAACTTCTATTCCATTAAAGAGAGTTCCAAATCCGATAATTACGGATCTGAATACCTCATTGTAGAAATAATCAAACATTATCTTGCTCTGTATTACTAACTATTTAGATCAAGGCATTCCGAAAGGATTGACTTCACTAAAATCAATCAACTTATCTCCTTCTGTTTCAATAGTATCATTATCTGCAAATGGTGTGACAAAGTCATCTTGATTTTGTATCATTACCGAATACAATGCTCCAGATTCAGTTCCATAAATGGGTTCACCTGAAGTAAATTCGCCAGATACAATACTAATCTCAAGTTCTAAGGTAGAAGAAGTCCATCTATTGACTCTTGCAGTTGTTCCAGAAGTCGAACCAAGTACAATTTCATTGAACAAATATGTTCCTATACCAACTGTTGCACCAACCCCAGTAGTTGGATTATCAACAGTTCCATTAATAGGAAGATCTCCAGTAGTGTAACCAGTACCAGCATGTATTAGATATGCGTCTGTAACGTTACCAGCAACGTTAATATAACCAATACCAGTGGCTGACGTACCTCCTCCAACTGGTGGAGAAAACGAAATTAGTGGATTGGTCAAATATCCAGAACCACTATTGGCAATAGAAACACTTTGAATAGTTCCATTTCCAAGTCGTGTGGTTGCAGCTGCTCCTGTTCCAGATTTATTGTTCAAGTTTGTGAATGATACCCAAGGAGCAATAGTATATCCACAACCAGAGTTGGACATATAAACTGCAGAGATCTTTCCTCCAGACCCACCTGAGCAATTGACATAATCATTGGTGATAGAAGAAATACCGGCAGTTATAGTTCCACCAGTAGGAGCTGATGAGAAACCTACAAGTGGTTCATGATTGTAGTTATTACCCATATTCTTAATGAATACATCGGTAACACCACCAACAGTACAAATACCTGCTGTTACTGTTGCGGTAGAGCCAGCACCAATCATCTGAAGAGTTTGAATGTAACCATGATCCTGGGTATTGTCATCAATTTCATCTACACCAGTATCAATAACCTCATCTTCGATACGGAACAAACTACAAGTCAGTGTATAAACGTAATTTTTTTGTAATTGGTAGAAAGGTTGTTCATGTTCGACATATTTAATTTCAAATAATCTATCACCAAGAGGAAAATAAATTAAATCACCTTCTTTTGGTCTTGATGTCAGTTTACTATTAGGAATAGATTTTGCTAAAGGTGAAATATAGTTCTCATATCTGTCTTTTGAGATAATAATCTTTAAATCATCATAATTTTGAATACCAAACTTACTCAAAAGTGTTCCTTGACCACCATATCCTTCATAACTGTCAACATACGCCTCAATTGGATAAGAGTTATTAAACTCCGATTCAATAACCTCTTTGATAACCGTGTTTACAGTCACAAACTGTCTGGGCATATAATATACTTCAACACCATACATCCTCAACTGTTCGTTGATAAGATCTTGAACTAAATTTTGTTCAGATTGTGATCCTTGGAGAAAAAATGGATTTAACATATCAGCCAATCATGTCCATCGGTGGAAGTTCATAAGTATTGGACATTTTTTCTCTAATTACTTCTAATTCTTTCTCTGCATCCTCATACATTTGTCTTCCATTCAGTTCAATTCCACCAGGTAACTTAACACCTTGAAATTTCATCATATTTTGGCCCCATTGTCTCTTAATTAGGGATGTAAGGTATGGTTTTAGGAAGGAATCATTCCAAACTCTAGTATAATCTGTACCATCCATGGCTCTGTAGCACTCAATAACCAAGAATTCACCTACTGATACAGTATCATAGTCAATATCAAGATACATTCTATCTTGTCTTTGGTTAAATCTGATATGTTTGTGAGTATTTAAGAGGAAATTCATCGTTTCCAGGTAACTCATAGTCATTGAATATGACAACATGTCATATCCAGAGGCTGCTGTGACTCCGCCCCAAAGACCGAACACATCATTTAAGAAAAATTGGTATTTTACATTAAACATACCAGATCCAAGAGTATTATTGAACTGAAAAACCTTTTCAATTCCAATAATATCTGCAGGAACTTGTATAAAATTACTGTTTTCGTAGTAAGTAAACGTTGTTGCAGTCCCAACAATGGACGTTGTTGCACTTGTTGATGCAATTCCTGTCTGATTACTCCCTGAAGCACCAGGTGGTCTTGCTTTTCCTCTATCAATATCATCCTGGGTTAATTGATATTTGAGAAAAACCTTATTTACACCATCAAAATGTCTTTCATTAAACAACTGAACGGCATCATCAACCAAATCTTCAATTTGTTCGTCGGCAACATTGATCTCCAAGACAGGATAACCCAACTGTCTCTTACAGTAATCAATTAATTCTTGTCTAGAAGCAGGCTTTGCCATTATAGAACAATCTTTTTTCTATTTATGTTTGTCCATAAAATGTTGAAGCATCATCTTAATATCACTCAAATCACCTTTAATATTACCAAGTTCATCTTCAATGTCGTTGATTCGTTCCTTGTCAGAAGAAAGTTTTTTGTGATTTGTCATATACATATTGAAATCATTTTCATTTTTGTTGATTATAGCATTGGAACGGGTATCCCTAAAATACCCGTCCTTACCTTCAATTGGTAACATGTCCATATTATGCTAGAGCGATTGCACGTAGGTTTCTGATTTGTGGAACAATTGACTGATTGGTCGATGTTCCAATAATCTTGATTCGGAATGATTTGAATGCAGGGAGATTATCATTACTGAATACATA